CAAACGGAAGACCTTGTACAAGAGTTAAATTAATTAAAGTAGATTTTCACGTTTCAGCAAATAACACACATGCTATTAGATTAGCATGGGACGCTACAACTGATGTTGTATTTCAAACATTAAATGGAGAAATGTCTTATGACTATTCAGCTTTTGGTGGGTTACAAAATACCAACGCGGCTGGAGTTACAGGAGACGTTAATTTAATAATGCCTGCTCACACATCAGGAGATAGTGCTACTGTTGTATGTACGTGGCTAAAACAATACGACTAGGAGTATTAAATGGCAATAGCCACAACTAGTAAATTTGAATCGACTTTTTCTATTGATGAAGTTATAGAAGAATCATACGAAAGACTTGGCTTACAAGTTAATTCTGGATATGATTTAAAAACAGCTAGACGTTCTTTAAACATAATGTTTCAAGAATGGGCTAATCGTGGTCTTCATTATTGGGAAGTTGCAAATAATTCTTTAACATTAGTTGATGGTCAATCTGAATATACAATGTTTAGAGATCCTTCAGATGGAATATCTGATGCTACAGCTGTTTATGGAGTAGATGACATTTTAGAAGCTGTTTATAGAAACTCACAAAATGTTGACTTTCCACTTACAAAAATAAACAGATCTGCATATCAAGCTTTATCTAATAAAACTGAAACAGGTTTACCTACTCAATATTGGGTTCAAAGATTTATAGATAGAGTTACAATTACTTTGTATCTAGCTCCTGGTTTAAATGAAGCAGGAAATACTATTAACTATTTTTATGTTAAAAGAATTAAAGACGCTGGTGATTATACAAATGTAGCAGATGTACCTTATCGTTTTGTTCCTTGTATGACCGCAGGTTTAGCTTATTATCTTGCAATTAAAAAAGCACCTGCAAGAATTCAAGAACTAAAACTTCTTTATGAAGATGAACTTCAAAGAGCGCTAAGAGAAGACGGCTCTTCTAGCAGCTCGTTTATAAGTCCGAGAACGTATAATCCAAGTGTCTAATTTATCTTCAGGAAAATATGCAAAATTTATTTCTGATCGTTCAGGGTTAGAATTTCCATACTCTGAAATGATGATAGAATGGAATGGTGCAAGAGTTCATTTTTCAGAATATGAAAAGAAACATCCACAGTTAGAACCAAGACCTATAGTAGCTGATCCACAAGGATTAAGAAATGCAAGACCTGCAAGAACAGAACCTAAAGTAGCTGCTTTATTGACTAGTAATCCTTTCTCTTTTGAAAACGGTTCTACTACTATGACAGTGTCTATGGTCATCAACAGTCCGAGAACTGTAAATGATGTAGTTGTTTTTAGAAATGTTTCTTCGATTTCAGGAGCCCCTAATTTTAATAATTTGTCTTTTGTAGTAACTTCAGCTACAACTACTAATTTAACAGTTAATTTAAGTTCTGCTGCAACACAAACAACAAGAGGAGGTGGAGCTATTGCATCAATAGGTCCAGTTACATTAACACCATGACATATGACGAATTAGTAACAAAAATTAGAGATTACACAGAAGTAGACGCAAATGTTTTAACACCTACTATTGTTAATGGTTTTATTCAAGACGCTGAATTTAGATTATTAAGAGATGTAGATTCAGATAATAATAGACGTTACGATACCTCTAATTTAGTAAATGGACAAAGATTTATAGATATACCCCTAAATACTTTAGTTATTAGATCTGCTCAAGTTTCGGATGGTACAACTTTCAACGCAGGGACAACAAGAACTTTTTTAGAAAAAAGAGATACTAGTTTTATTTCAGAATTTAATTCTACAGGAGAAGGAGGACAACCTAAATACTACGCAAATTGGGATGAAAATACAATTGCTTTAGCCCCTATCCCTGACAATACTTATGCAATTCAAGTAAATTACATCTTGAAACCAGAAGGTTTATCGAGTACTAATACAAATACATACTTAAGTGACGAATTTCCAAACGGTCTTTTGTATGCTTGTCTTGTTGAAGCGTATGGATTTTTAAAAGGTCCTGCAGATATGCTTCAATTTTATGAACAAAAATACACACAATCAGTTCAAGGTTTCTTAGCTGAGCAAGTGGGTAGAAGAAGAAGAGACGAGTATCAAGATGGAGTTCCAAGATTAAGTAAACAATAGGAGAAAAATTATGGCAATAACACAGTCTTTAGCAGATTCTTTTAAAAAAAGTCTTCTTGATGGAGATATGGATTTTAGATCAGCAGGTGGAGATACTTTTAAATTAGCTTTATACACATCTGATGCAACTTTAAATGGAACAACTACTGCTTATACAACAACTGAAGAAATTCCAGCTAGTGGACAATACTCTGCAGGTGGAGGGACTTTAATTAATGGTGGAACATCTGTTGCTACAAACACTGCGATTGTAGATTTTCAAGATATATCATTTACCGGAGTAACTATTTCATCAAGAGGTGCATTAATTTATAATTCATCTTCAGCAGTTACATCAAACGCTGCAGTTGCAGTTTTAGATTTTGGTTCTGATAAATCAGTGACAGCTGGTACATTTACAATTCAGTTTCCTGCTTTTACAACTGCATCAGCTATTATTAGAATCGCCTAATATTAACTTTCAAAGGAGTTTTTAAATGGTTAAAGTCTATGCCGGTGTTGACTCTATTAAGTTATCACCTAAAACAGCAACTTCTGGTTTTGAATCAGATTATAGAGAAACCACTATTAAAAAATTTGGTACTGCATCTTTTAAACCTGCAGGAAATGGAATTACCACAAGTGGAGGTGGGCTTCATCGACAAGCTTATAACTTTAATCAGTCATCCAAAGATTTTACTAGACAATATAGACAAACAGGATTTTTTGATGTCACAGAAACTTCAGAACAAGATAATTCGTATGCATGGGACTGTTGGTTTTATTTAAATTCATCTAGTTCAGGTACTGGTAATGGTAGGACTCCATCTATTTTTTCATGGGATGGACCTAGATCGAGTAGCGGATCTAACCGATCTTATGAATTAAGGGTTATTTCAGATTCTGAATTAAAAATTCAATTATGTGAAGGTTTTTCACAAACTGATATATCGGGTTCTATAAATGCATCACTTCTCGGAGAAACAGATTTTTTAGATCAATGGATTTGGGTAGCTTTTCAAAAAACTCCTGATATAATAGGAAGTAATCCTGCCAGTAAATATGAATTTTGGATAGGAAAATCTGGAACAGCATTTAAACCTTTAACATCAACTCAAAGACTTTTATTTGTACCTGGTATAAGCCTTGATCAATATAGAGTAGGTGCAACAGGAGTAGGTGGTGGTACTCCTCAATTTACACCTATAGATGGTTATATAGATGAAGTTGCGGTAAGAAAAGGAGCACCTTTTTCAGGAACAGTTACTTGTCCAACATCAGAATACACTGGTGATGAAGATGGAATGTTAGAATTATATCATTATTCTTCTGCAACTGGTCAACTTTATACCAATAGTGGTAATGGTGTTGACTCATCGGATAATGGTTCTAATATTAATGGTTTTTTTGACTCTTACTTACAAACATATAATCCTTTAGCTTCAAGCACTGATATTTCTGAGTATGCGGGCACTAGATTAGGTAGTATTACAACAGTAGAAGAGAACAACGCAAACTATCCAATTCAATTAAATACAAATTTTGCCGGTATTGCTTTAGGAAATATTAATACCGAAGTAAATGAACCAGTTAGCTTAACTGGTATTAGTTTAACCTCATCACTGTCTAGTGTAGGAGCCGGTTTAGGTGTTCTTGTTCCAGTAACACAACTTACTGCAAATGCTAGTTTAGGAAGTGTAAACATACCTGTAATATGGTCAAAAATTCAAACAGGAATTACTACAAATTGGAAAGAAGTAGACACAGGGTAATTGACAAAATTACACATAAAGGATAAAGTAAAGTATGGCATCAACATATTCATCAGATCTTAAACTAGAACTTATGGCTACCGGTGAAAACGCTGGTACATGGGGAACTAAAACAAATACAAATTTAAATTTAGTACAACAAGCAGTTGGTGGTTACCAAGAAATAGATGCAAGTTCGGATGTGTCATTAGTTATGTCTAATGGTTCTATCTCAAACGCTAGAAATATGGTTCTTGAGTTTACAGGGGCTCTAAGTACAGACACTACTATTACTATTCCAGATAACATAGAAAAAATGTATGTTTTAAAGGATTCAACTACACACAATGGAAATAATTTAACTTTCAAAACTGTATCAGAAGTCGCAGGAATAAATTTACAACAAGATCAAAGTCAGATAGTTTTTTCTGATGGAACAAATATAAATGCAGTAGGAAGCACAATACCTTCGGGAACAGTTATGTTATTTCAACAAACGGCAGCTCCTACAGGTTTTACTAAAATTACAACACATAATAATAAAGCTTTAAGAGTTGTAAACGGTTCTGTTACAACAGGTGGAACCAACTCTTTTACAGATGCATTAAATACTAGTAAAAACACTAGCAGTAAATCCGTTAGTATATCTGGAAGCACTTCTTCTCATGCTTTAAGTATATCTCAAATGCCTTCACACAGACACTTAGCAGGTGGTCATAGTGAATTTGGTACAGGCGCTAGTGTTGGAGCAGGTACTAGAAATGATGGAAATGCTGGTGGAGCAAAAAGGTTTTACACTGATTATCAAGGTAGTGGTTCAGGTCACTCTCATGGTAAGGGTAGTTTAGCTGGAGCTTCACACAATCACAATTTTAATTTAGATATAGAATACGTTGATATTATATTAGCTTCAAAGGATTAATGAAACTAGAGATAAAGAACAATTGTCCTTTACATAACTTTAAACCTTGTAAAAAATTTGATTGCGCATGGTTTATTCATATACGAGGAACTAATCCACAAACAGGTGAACCACAAGATGAATATGGATGTGCTGTTTCTTATTTACCTTTGTTAACAATAGAAAATTCTCAACAAACAAGACAAGCAGGAGCAGCTATTGAAAGTTTTAGAAATGAAATGGTAAAATCTAATGAAAAGACTTATAATATTTTAAATAATCAAAAAAACTTAAAAATATTACCAGAAAAAAAATAGATTTTTCCATAATTTGTTTATATACATAAGTTATGGCTTTAAAAAATACAATTATTCGTCCCGGTATTAACAAGACTGACACACCTTCTGGAGCAGAAGGGCAGTGGATTGACGCTGATAATATTAGATTTAGATATAGTCAACCTGAAAAAATAGGTGGTTGGCAAGCAATAGGTCAAGAAACTTTTGCAGGACCTGCAAGAGATCAGCACACATGGTCTGCATTAGATGGAAAAAAATATGCAGCATTAGGGACATCACAAATTTTAGCAATTTATTATGAAGATAAATTTTATGATATAACACCTTTAGACACTGCGATTACTATTGCGAGTAATGCTTTTGTTACAGTTAGTGGATCATCTCTTGTAACTGTGATAACATCTTCCTCTCACAATTTATCAGTTGGTCGTTATATAAAATTTAGTGCAGTAGGTAGTTTACCTGGTGGTTATATAGATACAGATTTTACAACAGACGTTTTTGAAGTCTTAACTGTGCCAACCGCTACAACTTTTACAATTGATTTAGAAAAGGACGCAACTTCTTCTGCTACGGGTGGAACAGCAACAATTACACCTTATGTAAGTATTGGTCCTACCTTTCAAACCTATGGTTATGGTTGGGGAACAGAAACATGGGGAGGAGAAGATGATGGTGCAACTTCTACAACTTTGAATGGTGAGATAACAGATATAGCAACTACAATTACTTTAACAAATGCGAGTGCTTTTCCAACTTCTGGATCAATTTTAATAAGAGGTACTTCTAGTAGTTTAAATGGAGGAATTACAGATTCTGCAACTTCATTAACTTTAATAGATGCAAGCACATTTCCATCTCAAGGAATTATATTTATTGGTGATGAAAAAATTACCTACAGCGGTAAATCCTCAAATGATTTAACAGGGTTAACAAGAGGTGTAGATGATACACCTGCAGCTGCTCACGATAATACAGCAACTGTTACAACTAGAGGAGAAATAATTACATATAGTGGTAAATCGTCAAATGATTTAACAGGTTGTGTTCGTGGTCAAGAAAGTACCGAAGCTGTTTATCACGCAACCGGAAGCACAGTTATAAATGACGATGAGTATAACTCATGGGGAGAAGAAACGGATGAAACAAACGTTATTTTAGAACCAGGAAGTTGGTCTTTAGATAACTTTGGAGAAATATTGGTTGCAACGATTAAAGATGGTAGAACTTTTTCATGGAATCCAGGAGTTTCAAATCCGTTAGACACGAGAGCAACTGCTATATCAGGAGCACCCACATCTTCTCGTTTAACAGTTGTTTCCGATAGAGATAGGCATTTATTTCATCTTGGAACAGAGCAAGACATTGGTGACCCTAATACACAAGACCCTATGTTTATAAGATTTTCTGATCAAGAATCTTTAAGTAATTATTTACCAACTGCAACAAACACTGCGGGTACATTTAGACTAGATGCAGGAAACAAAATCGTAGCAGCTGTTTCTGGTAAAGATTATGTTTTAGTTTTAACTGACACTGCAGCGTATGTAATGCAATTTGTAGGTCCACCATTTACTTTTTCTATTAGACAAGTAGGTACAAACTGTGGATGTATTGGTCAACATGCTGTAGCGTTTGCTAATGGTAGTGTATATTGGATGGGTCTATCCGGTGGTTTTTTTGTTTATGATGGTACTGTAAAAATACTACCATCGCTCGTAGAAGATTTTGTGTTTACAACAAGAGGAAATAATCCGGGTGTAAACTTTAATTCCGCTGAGATAATTTATGCAGCACACAATTCTTTATATAACGAAATTGTATGGTTTTATCCAACAGGGACACCTTCAGGTAATCCTGCTGTTCAAAATAATAGAGGTTTAATTTACAATTATGTAGAAAACGTTTGGTCTATAAATACTTTAAGTAGAACAACTTATGCTGATTCTGGTACATATAGTTTACCTTATGCAACTTCTTACAATGCTTCAGCTGTTCCACAGTTTCCAGTTATAAAAGGAGCTACAGATAAATTTGGTGCTTCTACTTACTTTGCTCACGAAACTGGAGTTAATGAAATTGGATTAAATGCAAACCCTACTCCGATTGAAGCCTATATTCAATCAGGAGATTTTGATTTAACTCAAGGTGGGGATGGAGAATTTATGTTACACATTAGAAGATTTTTACCCGATTTTAAAAACCTTGTAGGAAGTGCAGATGTGATTTTAAATACTAAAGATTACTCAAAAGGAGGAAATACCACTACGTCTTCTTTTACAGTTGAACCTACTACAAATAAAGTAGATACAAGAGTTAGAGGAAGATTTGCAAGTATAAAAGTAGAAAACACTCAATTGAATGATAACTGGAGATATGGTACCTTCCGTGTTGATATACAACCAGATGGTAGAAAATAATGGCAAAAGTTACAACTTACATACCAGAGCCTTCTCAAGAATATGATGTATCTAATCAACGTCAACAATTAGAAGCATTGGATACAATGAAAAACCAACTTAACTTTGGTTATCAAGAAGATATTAAAAATGAACAAAAACAATTTGAATGGTTTCTTAGCTAATGGCAAATTTTTATAAAAGTGAAACATTTGATTTAACAACTACAGATTTAACAACTGTATTAACAATTAATACTTCGTCTATTGCGATAGTAAAATCTGTGACAGCTGTTCATGATACAGCTAGTAATGTAGATACACATTTAAGTTTAAAAAAAGCAGGTGGTTCAGATATAAAAATTGCTTATGTAGAAATTAATAAAGGAACTGCAGACATGATTACTAATGTTGTTAATATGGAAGCAGGGGATGTATTAAAAATGCAAGCTGGTTCTGCTAATGAGATTACTGGACAAGTGAGCTATCTTCTGGTAGATAGATCACAAGAGAATGGATAAGTTAGAAAAAATAGAATGTAAGACAGTCGAAACCTGGAGAAACAAAAAAACAGGGCAGACTTTTAAAACTGAGAAAGCTGCTAAAATGGATATAGAAGCTGGACCAGATGATATTATAAAAGATGTTACTGTTCAAGTAAGTCCTAAAGGTTTAGAAGTTTTACATAAAATAATGAAATAAGAGGATATATGAAAGAACCTAGAGGAGGAACTGAGCTTCAGTTCGAATATTTAAAAAACCATGTAGATCCAAAACTATTGGATAAAGTACAAATATGTACTTCTGTGCCAGAAAAAATATCTCTTCATCCAGAAAAGAAAAATATTTTATGGCAAAAAAATTCTTATGATCAACCTAATTTACATCCATGGTTTAAAGATAAATCTAATCATAATAAATATGACTGGTATGTATTTAATTCACATTGGAACTTTGAAAAATTTAGAATGATGTTTGATTTACCAGGAGAAAAATGTCTTGTTATTAAAAATGGTTTAGATCATATAAAGGTAAGAGATTTAGAAAATAAAAAAGATAAAATTAGACTTATATTTCAACCTACACCTTGGAGAGGTTTAAGTGTTTTACTTGCTGCAATGCAAATGATAAATAATAGAAATATTATTTTAGATGTATATTCTTCAACTGAAGTATATGGAGAAAATTTTAAAAAAAAACATGATAATGAATTTAAAGCTTTGTATGATCAGGCAGAGCAATTACCTAATGTAAATTACATTGGCTATAAACCAAATGAATATATAAAAGAAAATTTACATAAGTATGATATATTTGCTTATCCTAGTATTTGGGAAGAAACTTTTTGTATTTCTTTATTAGAATCTATGCGAGCAGGTTTACATTGTATAACAACAAATTATGGGGCTTTATTTGAAACAGGGGCTGAATACTGTTCTTATATTCCATATCAAAAAGATCCTCTAAACTTAGCAAAAACATTTGCTAGATCAATTGAAGCTTGTGCGGATTACCTTTACACCGAACAAAGTATTCAACATCTTAAACATCAGGTTAACTATACTCATTTAAATTATAATTGGAATAAAATAGGTAATCAATGGAGCTCGTTTATAGAGGGAGTAACAAATGAGTAATTTTAAAAATAATGAACCCATATGGATAAATAACGACGATACACCTAAAAAAGAAAATAATAAAAAACCAGGTATATTTTTAGCAACTCCAGTTCATAGTAATTTATCAATACACTATTTTTTATCTGTTCTTTCATTTCAAAACAGATGTTTTATTAACAAAACTCTTTTAAATGTAGGAATTAATAAGTCTTCTTTAGTTACTCAAGGAAGAAATTTATGTGTAAATGATTTTTTTAAACCTGAAAATAATCCAAAAACTGATTATTTATTATTTATTGATTCTGATATTGAATTTAAATATGAAACAATTATGAAAATGATTGATGCAGACAAAGACGTGATTGCTGCTCCTTATCCAATGAAATGTATTACTTGGGATAAAATAATAAGTGCAGTAAAAGATCAAGGAATAACCGATAAAGATAATTTAAAAACGATAGGCTGTGAATGGCCAATTAAAGCAGATGAAAACAATAATTTAAAATTATATGAAAACGGAATTGCAGAAGTAGAAAGCGTGCCTGCTGGATGTCTTTTAATTAAAAGACATGTTTTTGAGAAAATGATGAAAGAATATCAACATTTAAAGATCAACCAACCTACAAATGTCAATGGAAATAATACTACACATGAATGGTTATATAACTTTTTTGATACTTATTTTGATGAAAAGACAGGTAAGTATTATGGGGAAGATTTTAATTTTTGTAGATTATGGAAAAATATTGGTGGTAAAGTACACGCTATTATGACAGAAAACGTTGTTCATGTAGGAGAGTATAGATATGAAGGTACTCCAATACATGCTCTTAAAAAAGTTGACTAGTGTTTAAAAAACTAGTAAATTAACTTACTTTCAGGAATTACGCCTGCTTTTCATTTAAAAACTATGACTATTACAAGAGGACAAATGCAGAGAAATTTATATAATCAAGGCGGAATTATGGACGCTGTACCTAGAGAAGGTTATTTTTTAGGTAAACTTGCAAAGGGTCTTAAAAAAGGCGTTAAAAAAATAGGTAAAGGTGTTAAAAAATTTGCTAAATCTGATTTAGGTAAAGCAGCTATGTTAGCTGCGGGTGCATATTTTATGCCTGGAATTGGTATTAAAGCTTCAGGTGGTCTAGGTAGTTTTTTAGGGAACTTAGGATCTAAAGCTTCAACAGCTGGTAATTTTTTAAAAAGTAAAGGTGCTGATTTTTTAAGAAAACCTAAAAACGTAGAAATGCTTTTAAGCGATGATAAAAGTCGATACCTCCCTACAAGATTAGATGATTTTGAAATAAGTGGAGGATATGCGAAACCAACAGGTGGTAAAAATATCGATGTTTTTTCTAGATTATTATCAGGAAAAGAAAAAAATGAAGGTGGTATCAAATCTGTGTTGGCAGATTTTTTTCAAGATGAAAAGAAAAGAAATATACTTTCGGACGTATTAAAAGGAGCTACTTCTATAGCTGGTGGAAAAATGGCATATGATGATCAGAAAAGAATTAACGAAGCAAGACAAAAAGAATATGATGATTATGTTGCAAGAAGAAGTGCTGTTTCTTCTCAACTAGAAGACGTAGTGCCTGAGCTAGATATTAGAATGGCTAATGGTGGTAGAGTTAATTACAATGACGGTGGTACAACGATGATGGCTTCTATGGAAGAAAACGAACTAGAATTTATGAGACTTGTAGATGAGTTTATGGAAGCAGGATTTAATCTAGAAGAAGCGATTGAAGCCGCTAGAGACGAGCTTGGAAGAAAATCTTTAGCTATGGGTGGAATGCCAACAGGTATTATGAGAACTAATGAAGCAGGAACTATTGAAAGAGACTACAGAGAAATGGGTGGTTTTGTTCCACCAATAGGAATTAAAGAAAAAGCCGATGACATTCCTGCAATGTTATCAAACAATGAATTTGTAATGACAGCAGACTCGGTAAGAGGAATTGGTGACGGCAGTGTAAAAAAAGGTGCTAAAAAATTATATGCACTAATGAGAGAATCAGAAGGAAAAGGTAGAGCATAATGGCACAAAACCCAGCAGCATTTGTAGAACCAGGAGGTCAAAAATTATTTGACCTGTTGATGAAAGAATTAGGTAAACCAATGGACATTGGAGCTATTTCTCCAAAGGTTACAGGAGTTAATCCATTAATTCAAGAAGCTCAAAAAAGAGCAGCGAGTGAAGCAGGTCTTGGATCTTTAGAATTTGATCCAACAACAGGAGCCATTACAGGAGTTGGTTCCGGTACAGGAGTTGCATCATACGAACGTTTTTTAGATAAAGCAGAAGCGGCTGCAGGACCAGACGCTTACAAACAATACATGTCTCCTTACCAAACAGAAGTTTTAGATGCTACTCAAAATTTATTAAATGAACAACGAGCAGCTGGAAGACCGCAGCTAGCAGCTCAAGCTATTGAAGCAGGAGCATTTGGTGGTGGTAGAGAAGGTGTTCAAAGAGCAGAATATGAAAGAGGTAGAGATATTTCTGATGCTGGTATTATGGCAAACTTGAGAACACAAGGATTACAACAAGCTCAAAATTTAGCTCAACAAGATTTACGAAATCAAATAGGACTTGCTCAAACGAATCAAGGACTTAGTTCAAATGTTATTTCTTCATTAGGAAATATTGGAACAGGTGCAATGACTTATGACCAATCTTTACTAGAAGCAGAGAGACAGAGAGCTTTATTAGGTCAAGAGTATCCAACATCAAGAATTCAAACAGCTACAAATATTTTTGGTTCACTAGCGTCAAACGTACCCGGTGCTCCTCCAGCTCCTATAATGTCATCTCCAGGTATTGCTGGTCTTCAAGGTGCAGCTGGAACGTTTAATTTATTAGGCGGTGCTCCTGGACAAGGTATTAATTCTATGGCTCAATTTTTTAGATAGGAATTAAATGGCAAATATATTGAAAAGACCAATGTTTAGAAGAGGTGGTACAGCATCAGAAAATGTTGGAATTACTTCTGGTTTAGGGGAAAGAGAAAATTTTTCTACGGGTACAACACTTGAAGATATAATGCCTGAAAGACCTGAAGGTGCTAGTGGAAATGTAACTGATTATATTTTCGGACCTGATTTAGAAAAACTTTTTAAAAGCATGCCATCGTCTCCAAAAACAGAACCGGAGATAACTATAAAAAAAGAACCTGTTATTGAAGAATCAATTATTGAACCAAAATCAGAGGCAGAAGAATTAACAGACATATCAAAGCTTACTGAAATTACAAAAGATCCTATTATGGATCCTGATTTAATGAGAATTAGAAGAGAACAAAACAAATATATTTATGACACTAATCAACCAATGAGTGAATTAAAAGAAGATAATTTAGAAGAAGTTTTATCAGAAGATAAAACTGCAACTGAGGCTGGTTATTTTACTCCTACTAACGAATCTATAAAATCAGAACTAGAAGATATTTTCGCGGGGCTAGCGGCAACCACACCTGCTGATCCAACACAACTTCAAAGTTATGCACAAGTTTTAGGTAAAGCTGGCACTATTGCTGGTGGTTTAAGAAGAGAAAAAGCTGCTAAAGATAAAGCTTTTCAACAAGAAGTGTTATTAGCTCAATTAAAAAATCTTGATAAAAAAGAATCAGATCAATTAATAAGATACGCAAAACAATATGCGGCTCAAACTGGAATGGATGAAGGAGAAGCTATTCAATTATTCTTAACTCGTTATTTAAAAGGTCCTTTAAAAGAAGGAACATATAAAAGATCTCTTGTAGATGAATATATAAAAAATTTAACAGATCCAACAAGTCCAACTGGAGGCTATTCAGATAGTCAAGCTATGAACATAGCTAATACCTTAGTTAAAATAAGAACAGGTGAAATATCAATGGGAGCAGATAGATTACCTGCTGGTGATGATTTTGATGAAGACTTACCTGCAGGAAGATATATTGACTATAGAGATGGAGCTATTTATACTTGGGATGGAGAAACAAAAACGCAGGTATGGCCTGACGCATAGGAGGGCACGTGGCTGATAAAGACGATAAATTTGATACTATATTCGGAAATGAAACAATAAACGCTTTTGTTCCTTTTTTAGGATCTCAAGAAAAAGTAGCGAGAAGAATAAAAGAAAGATTAGAAGGTGTACCTGAAAAAGATCTTACCGAAATAGGATATGTAGATCCTTATACAGCTATTGCATCCGGTGTTGTAGATGGACTTATTAAAATACCTTATGGAGTAGTGAGTTTAAGCGCTGAGATAGCAGACGCTTTGAGAGAAGAAAATGTTCCAATAGATAAAAGTTATGTTGGTCAGCTAGAAAAATATTTTGATAATTCTGTATTGGGTAAAATACAACAAGGTAATGAAGATATTGTAAAAGAAAGTGCTATTGGAAAATTAACTTCGGCTTTCACTCAATTATATTCATTAGGTAGAGTAGGTGCTAGTGCAACTGTAAAAGCTGCTACAAAAGCGAAAAAAATTTATAATAAATATGCTACTGCAGCTAAAGCTAACAAAGTAGCTAGAGCAGGTGGTAATGTAACTAAAGCTGGAATTAGAGCAAAAGATTTAAACAAACTAACAGGGGTGCAAAATTTTGCAGCTATAACTATTGGTGGTGCAAGTGGTACAGCAATGATTGCTGATATAGAAGGTGTTGGTACTTTTGGTGATGTATTTGGTGGTCCTTCTGCTTTAGATAGAGAAGAAAGAAAAACTACAGAAGATGAGTCAGCAAGGAGACTTTGGAATAGATTAAAATTTGGTGTTGAAGGCGCAGCTGTTTCCGTTCCTATAGCTTATGGAATAAATACAGTTGCTAAAAAAATTGCTAGTGCAGGAAAAAATTTAAAATACAGCGATGATCAATTAGATCAATGGATTAATAAATATATTGTAGAACCATTTGCTCCTAGCGGAAAAAAATCTCAAGCACTTTTTGAAGGTGTGAAAAGAGTAGAAGGTGAAATGTCTGCGGGTCAAGTAACGGCTAAGGATTTAATTATGGATATTGATCAAACTCTTTATAAGATAGCAAAAGAATCTGGTATTTCAAATAATAATCCTGCAGTTAAAAGATTAGTTGGAAGATTGGATGAATTATTAACTTCAACAGATGATATTATATCTAATGGAAAAGTTACTTTTCCAGGTTTTAAACCAGAAAAAATAACCGAGTTTAATAAATTTTTAGATGAAATAGGTGTTTCTAACAAACAAGGTGGGGAACTTGTAAAAGAAATGTTTAAAGTTAGAAAAAAATTTAATACTTTTAAAAATTCTTTACTTCAAGGTGGTAATATAAATGCTGCTAACAAAGAATTTATGGATATCATGTCTGAAAGAATGAGAAATATATTTACTTCAGAATATAAAATTTTTGAAGGTAAAAGTATTTTACCTTTTTTAAATTACAAACCTACAGAATCAGCTATTAATGGAGTAAAAGCTGTCTTTGATAAATATGCAAAACAAAATAATATAAAGTTATCTCCTCAAGATTTGGATGATATTATCACGGACGTAACGAATAATGTAAAGATGAACCCTCTTACAAAGACCCCTGAGTTTCCTATGACTGTTTTGAGTGTGTTAGATGATAACGCAACCCAAATTATAAATATAGCAGATAATGTAAAAGGAGGACAATTTAAACCAACTACATTAATACAAGCTCAAGATGACTTAAGAGCGTTTAATAAATTTTTTGGACAAAAAAGAGATTTAAGAAATACTATTATAAACACAATGTCCGATTTAGCTGCTTTAACTGCAAAAGATAGATTCTATAATAATATATATAAACAATCGCAAGATTTAATTAAATCGGGTGAAAGAGCAATTGTTTATCCTACACGTACCGAAGCAATTAGAAATTTAAGAAATCAAAATATTATTGCAGATAAACAAGGATTGCAGTTAAAATCTCCTTTAGGA